ATCTCTACGAGTCTTTACTATTTCAACTGCTCTTCGGTAAAACATATTATCAGTGTTACCAGAAGATTCAAAAGTTGCTTTGATCTTCACCCAGTTTTCATAGGTGTGTTGATCCATTTTTTTTTTGATTCGTAGTACTACTATATAATAGTTTTGAATCTTTGAACGTCAACGATTTGTGTTCAATACGTAACACTGTTGAAGAGATTATTAAATTTGTAATTTATCTTAACGGAAGGTGGGAGAGTCGAACTCCCAAGGGCTTTAACACCTCAACGCTTTTCAAGAGCGGTTCCGTCACCAATCGGATTGACCTTCCAAAAAGTCCTCAACGAACTTCAAAATCAAGTCTTCGTACTTTACGTTGACGGCGTGCTTCTTGCCAAGCAATATCTTGGGAAGTCAACACACCTTTGTTTTGATTTTGCTTTAATGAGTTTAACATAACAATTTGAGATAAGTCAAGTGCCGAAATCTTATCTCCACGAATAGTTGCCATATTTGAACAACCACACGATATTGTTTTTGTTGGATGCCCTTCTAGTTCCCTGTTACAGGATCGGCATCTGATTTTTAAGTTTTCCATGATACGATCTATTCTTCTGTTGTTGTCTCTTCAGTTTCTTCAAGAATTTCTTCAACGATTTCTTGTTCTACTTCCTCTTGAACTTTTTTTGATGTAGTATCAGAAAATGAACGGAGCATCCAAACAAACTTGCCGTGAGACTCCATCAAATCCTGAACCAAATTAGCAGTTGCATACTGCTTTTGATTCTCTGCTTCTTCAGATATTTTAGTCATTATATCACAAAAATCAATATTTGATTGAAGAAGATCAGAAATCATTGCTTCAGCATTTGCAGAACTTGATGCTTCTTTAATTTTAGAAACCTCAAGAACACGATTTAAACTACTTAAAGGTTTTACATTCAAGTATCTCATATGTTCGGAGAGACGATCAATCTCTTCAAACATTGTTTCGTACTGTCCACCAAAAAGAGTATGAATTTGCTGAAAATCTTTTCCAACAACATTCCAGTGGTAGACCCAAGTTTTATGAAATAGAACAAAAAGTGATGCCTGAGCATCACTTAAGAGTTTAAACAGTTTTTCCATTATACTCTTTTTCTAAGTATTTATCAAGTGGGCAATCACGGATTTGAACCGTGGACTTTCTGCGTGTAAAGCAGACACTCTGACCGCTGAGTTAATCGCCCGTTGTCCTCTGTCTAGGAATCGAACCTAGTTTCCAAGTGCATTGTCTGCCTGTCCTTACCAATAGACTACCAGAGGATGAGGTAGGTGTTGGGAACTTTACCTATGTTCCCACTCTTGACATTCACCCAAGCACCAGTTTAAACATTGACCTGGGGAGAGGTTTTGGCACCTACATTTGAATGAGTAGTGAGTGCCCACCACTCGCGGAAGACACTTTCCGCAACTTTCACTGCATTAGAGGGCAGTGAATAAGAGAGTTAGGCAGGTGCGGTATCATTCCTAACGGGTCAGGTGCTTATGTTGCTGATGTTAAGGTTCCCATGCTCCTTTTTCTTTCCTTACCTTTCTCAATTTGAAAGAATCGGACATTTCCAACCCTTTCAACTCCCCAACCTCGATTCGAACGAGGGACAGCAAAATTAACAGTTTTGAGTTCTACCACTGAACTATTGGGGAATAAGAACCCGAAGGTTCAGAGCGGAGTATCGGAATCGAACCGACGACATCTAACTTGGAAGGATAGCGTTCTACCGCTGAACTAACTCCGCTTATGAGACAATCATAAACTATTTAAGTTTGATTGTCAAGTGCCCGAAACAGGATTTGAACCTGTAAGCCGTCGTAGGGCGATAGGACCTAAACCTATTGCGTTTGCCAATTCCGCCATTCGGGCAAGATGGAGTAAGTGTGATATACCTCATGAGGATATAACAGAGACTTACCCTCTATCACTTTTATATATTAGGGCATTTTCCGTAATACGTCAAGCCCTATGTACCAGTTCTGAATCTGTCCTACTGAAACAAATAATCTTTCCATTCAGAAACTTTTGTTTTCTGAAGATCAAGAACTATTCGGCTAATTGGAGATTCTGGAATTCTCTTCAAAACCATATTGGTTTCTTTGAGGAGTTTATCTCCTTTTTTGAGATTACAAGATGTGCAACAAGCAACTAGATTATCCCAAGTATCTTTTCCACCTTTAGAACGAGGAACTACGTGATCAATTGTAAGATCATTTTTAGACCCACAATATTGACATTCGTGGTCATCCCGTTTATAGATGAGTGCTCTCGTTGGGTAATCGGATCTTCCATAGGAAAATGGAATTTTCACATAATTTACCAAACGAATAATTCTCTTGGAGATGAGTTTTGCTTTTTGTTTGAAGAGCAAAACAATTGCACGTTTCCAATTAGTGAAGTGTAGTGGTTCGTAAGAACTGTTCAGAACTAGTATAGTCGAATTTGGTTCTACTAATTCCATTTTCCTATCACACCTCTGTTGCTATTTAGATTTGAAATGGCACCCTGAGAGGGATTTGAACCCCCGACTTCTTCGTTCGTAGCGAAGCACTCTTCCACTGAGTTACCAGGGCATTTGGCGAAGGGATAGGGACTCGAACCCACGATATACTGGTTAAAAGCCAGGTGCATTAGCCACTATGCTACAGACCCAAATAATATAGGATAAATATTCAGTTGTCGATGTTCGGTGTGGTCTCTCAACCACCTTTTAAGATTACCACTGAATCGGTGAGGAGTCAAGTGGGTTGTGCCAGACTTAGGACTGTCACAAGAAACAAAAAAGGGGAGGAAACTTTTGGTTTCTCTCCCCTTTCTTTTGCTTTTATGGATTACATCTTACATATGTCTTTCCATATTCGCAAACAGGGGAGAACCCTCGATATGCCAATAGCGGCAATCGCTTGTAATAAACTGTTTGTTCATTTGGTTAGACATTGTTTTCGACCTAAGTGTTTTTATTTATAAAGTAAAATAGCATTTTTTATTTCAGTTGTCAAGTCCATAAATTATGATCATACTCCCAGTGACAATTTGGGCATAAGGGCATTATGTTTTCCTTTGAGTTTATAACACTAATCATAACTTCTTCACTGAAAGAGGATATTGGTTTTATATGTGCAACTTCGACGTGTTTATCATACCCACATTTAATACATTTGGTAAATCCAAGTTTTTTAGCAACTACTCTCGCACGAGTTCTCACTAAAGCAAAAGCGGAAGATTTATGATGTTTTTCATAGATTGCTTCTTTAAGAGTCATATCTTTTACTTCTCTATCTTTTAACCACAACAAATAATGTTCTTTACAACGAGAACGATTTGCTGTTATGGGAGTTCCACAATCAACACACTTATGTTCTGGTTTTCTTTTTGGTGCTATTTTATTATTATATGAAGCAGCACAACTTCTCCCACAAAACTTTGGATTTTTTGTTTCTTCTTTACAGAATAAACATTTATTCATAATGGAACCTTTTAGTTATTATTATTTATAATACCTAAGGTTCAAAAAGCGTCTCAGGAGGGACTCGAACCCCCGACCAACTGCTTAGCTTACCACTACGGATTTCTCCGCCATTTCTGTTTGTGGTCTGGACTTTCTCTTTACCATATCCCAAAGGACTTAGGCACTTCCCGTAAAGTCTCTACACCTTCATCTTATGATGCTTGGCTCGGGATTGCCATTTTAAAGGGTTCCCCGAATTTGAGAAGTTACATTCATAAAGTTTCCTTTATGACGCTCCATTTATGTTTAAGGCAGATGCTCTATTCCGACTGAGCTACTGAGACAAGAGACCTCCCTGTTTATGCATCGTTGAGAGGCATGGGAGGGGGCAGGACTTACACAGGGTTTGGACCCCTGTTGCCTATGAAAGTATTGTACTACTCCTTTTTGTCCTTGTCAACCCATTCAAATCCACCAGTACAATCAGGAACCCATGGAGCACAGAGTCTCATTTCTCCCCCAAGTTTCTTACACTCTTCAGTGTAACACTTAGAAGTATCTATAGGACTCTCTATCAACCGTGGCAAAGGTATTCTAGGTGTTCCATAGTCTCCTGTCAAGCGTTCATATTCATATATGGCTTGATCTACTTTGTTCTTGATGATAAAATCTAATAACTTCTCTTCATTTCTAAATTTCTGATTTAGATCTTCTCCAAATTCAATTCCAAATTGTTGTTGTATAAGTACTATGAATTTCCAAATTTCATCTTCAGAAATTTTAAAATATGCAGCAATAGAAACTACGATACCAGATGTAATAATTGCCATTATCATTGCTTTGGTAATACCAAGCGCATTAACTTTTCCACCTCTAATAGTGAAAAGTTTAATCATTAAATTCCTCCAAAGATTTATCAATAACTCTATCTATACGATATTTCAACAACTCTCCATCTTGAATGACATAATCATTAATAATATCAATCGTACCCATTTTAAGTTGCAATTCATCTATAAAATTAAAAACCTTTCGTTTTTCAATTCCTGGTATCAAAGAAATAATATCCAAAGACCCATGAATGATTGCACCAATCTTTATCCATTCTTCTAGAGGTTTTTTCTCTTTACCAAACTTAAATTCAAAAATATTAAACTTATTTTTGTTCATTCCAAAAATTCTCTAGTGCATCATCTAACATTTGTTTTGGATCTATATCTTTTTTTGGATCTCTGAGTTTTTTTGTATCAAAAGTAATCATCGGAGAAACTTCTCCATTTTCCTCAACTTTCAATTTAGCACCAAATACAGTTCCTTTTGGTTGTATTTCAACTTGATTGTAGGAATTTAACTTAATTTCACCTATATCAGTACTTACTTTTAAATAACCTGCTTTAGATGCGATATTGATTATATCTTCTGGTTGTCCTGGTAAATTTTCGGGCATTAAAAAGGAGTAAGTTTTACTCCTTTTTATTTATTACGTTTTATTACGCTGTTGCTTTTGCTTCTTTGCGTGAAGTCTTTTCTTCAGAAATTTCAGATCTCCTTGCTTTTGCAAGTTTTGTCAGTTCTTGAAGTGCTTTACGAGCACGAGTTCCTGCAGAACTATTTCCATTTACAAATTTTTCATCTTCATTTTGCCAAGTCGCAAATGCATCAGCAATTTGTTGTGTAGTTTCAGACATAATACTCCTCAAAAAATAATTAGGATTAATTATATATATCATTTTCATATTAAAAAGGGAAGTTTTTACACTCCCCCTAATAGTTTATTAAATTTTTTCTACTTCAACTTCAATTGGAATAAGACGAGATGCATAATCATAGGCGTATGATGTACGGGCACCATGATGACCCCACCCAATCCAACTGTAAGCATAATCCATATAACGATTAATGGATTTGCCAGGAACTTTCATTCGGTCTTCAATTTGTTTCCATTGAACTTCTGTAGTCAGATAACGAAGTTGAGTGTCTAGAGTTGAAGGAGATCCTCCAATTCTTCTAGCAAAATCACCCAGTCCATAATAACGGTTTGCAGAAGTCCACTGGATGAGGCCATAACCTCTTCCACAACCGTTGTATGAAGTCCTAGCACCACCTTCACAAATATTAGGTACAAATGTAGATTCTTGCCTAATATTGCCCATGATGGTGGCAAGGGCGTTTTTATCTTTTATACCACGCTCTTGAAAGAAAGCAAGAGTAGTATTTTCGTGTTCATTACACCCTTTACAAATTAGCCTTTTCTCTTTTGGCTTTTCGGGAGCAACCTCTAGGATCGCTGTCTTCTCTGTTTCAAACTCCTTAATAATGGAATATGAAGGAGCACTTGCAGATGATGGCAGTGTTGCCGAAATGGTTGTAACCGATGCCAGAAGGGGCAGGGCTACAGTAAAGAAGTTTTGCATTAAATTTAATTGAACTCTACATCCGTATAGAGAAAGCGCACATCCCCTTTCTCAAGGGGCAATCTCCACGGCTCTAAATCAAAATCAATATCTCATAATAAAAAACCCTGCTCATAACAGGGATTTTAACATTATAAGTTTTTATTTAGGATTTGTCAATGGGTTGGTTTACCGAATATCCAATTCTTCCTCGTCAGTCCAACCTTCTTCCTCTAAACAAAGATAATCAAGTTCAGTAGTACCTTCTGGGATATTAATCCACTCATCAAACTCTGCAAGAAGTGCCTGAGCATTTCTATGTCGATCTGCATCATGAAGGAGTTCAATTTTATTGATTGCCCACTCACGGACTTGTGCTACAGGTTCACTTTCAATCCAAGTTTCCATAGTAATCTTTTCTGAAGTAGGTTCCTCCACTATAGAAGCACTTGGTTCTTCCGTCAAGTGCTCCAAAAAATTTTTAATTAATTTCAAAAAGTTCATAAACTTAATTATTATTTTCTCTTACTCTCATTAATGCCTTTCTAATAACAGAAGATCTTGTAGTTTTCTTTCCACCAGTATCTTTTGAATTTTTTGTTAGATTATCAGATTGTGGAATAACTCTTCTATTATCAGAAGCATCTCCTGGATGTATTTTATGCCACCTATCAGAGTTCCCCTTTCTATTTGCTTGTGCTTGTATATGATCTACATCGTGCTGTCTTCCAGTTTCTCTTGATTTATTTTGTGCCTCCTCTCTTTGCTTCTTCTTTCTTTCTCTTTCAATTTTTAATGCCTTGTTTGCTGTTGATGAAGGACTTGGATGAAGATTTCTTTTGGCGTGATCTTCAAGTTCTTTTTTACTAATTGCTTTTAAATTTTGAGATCTTCTTTCGCCTTGTCCCTGTATTGAAGATTTTCTTTTTGTAGTCCATTTTCCTCCACCAGTATTTCTAACACGCCACTCATCAGGATTATCTTTTGCAAGACGCTTTTTCTCCGCCTCTTCTCTACTTGCTTCTAAAATAAACTCTCTAAAAGTTTTCATCTATATTGCTACTTTTTAGGTATTTATTAATTTACACTTATAACCTTTGTGCTGTTTAAATTTTCCCTTTGCTACATTACACATATTTGAAGCATCAATTCCTTCATTTTTACAAAACTCATTCAAACCCTTAACAATCAAAACTTCACCATTAGGTTTAATAACTTCATAAGTTTTCATTTGGTTTGGTTGTGGAACAAACTTTCCTTTTTTTGCTTGACTGATTTTATCTTTAACTTCTTGAGTTCTTGGAATACCTCTAAATTTTTCTGCTTGCTTTTGGTAATGTTCTTTTGGAAGAATTGATGGTTTGCCTTTACGAATACTACTTTGTTTCTGTTTCCACTTCTCAACTTCTTCTGGTTTTTCTTTCAACCATTTTTGGAAGTTTCTTTTAGCAAGTTCTATTCTCAACTCTTCCACTCCTTCAGTTTTACCAGAAAGCATACGAGAAGCAATATCGTCTTCAATATTACCATACACTTCAAATAATCTCTTATGAACCTCTGCGTGGGCCCACAGAGGAAGTTTTACAAGATTACTTGGTTCATCAGTTCCTCCCATATATTTTGGAACTATATGATGTATGTGGTAAATCTCTTTCATTTACAGAATGTTGCCGTTATAGTTATTTATCAAAGTAATCTTTTCTAAAATAACGACCCAAAATATTTACATTATAAAAAGCAGGTGTTCCATCCTCCAATGCTTCAGTCAAAACTCCTTTGACGAACAATTGTCTGGTTTCTTCAAAGTTTGTTTTGCCCTTTGTTTTATGTAATGATAAGATAGTTCGACTAAAATTTTGTCTACCAAATTTGTCAATGTCTTCTTTAAGTTCCGGACAAGACCCATAGTAATCCTTCCAATTAGATTCTGTTTTTACCTTTCTTTTTTTACCTTTCGGAGTTCTAAACTGCCAAAGATACTTTCTTCCAATATATTTTCTACCATTCAGTTTATTTTCTATCAAATAAACAAACCCAAAATAATCTCCAATATCCGAACTCGTAAAGGGAATTCCATTATAGTTCCAAGGGTTTTCATAGTCAATATCTGTACTCATCTAACACATCAAGAACTGCATTCAGATATTTATGAGCGAGTCCTTTCATGTCCATATCGTGCCTTATATGCTCATTATGCAAATCATTCTTTAACTTTAAAACGCGAACTTTAAGTTCTTCTTTTGTTACTTTATTTTTAGACATTAAAAAAGGAGGGGTTACCTCCTCTATCTATAAAAGATTAGTCATTTGTACCTAACCATTCCTTACAAAAGTCATAATCTCCAAACAAAAATTCATCACATTCTGCTGCTTCTTTATAGGCATTTATGATTGATTGTTCACACCATTCATCATAATTGGAATCGTTTTTAAGTATTTTGGGATTCATTTGATTTTAAAAATCTACCTTTGGAATCTCTGGGAAGTTTTTTTCTTTTACCTTCTGCCCACACCTTTTTCATAGACTCTTTTTTTCTTTCAATTTCTTCTTGAGTTTGTTTTCCGGGTCTTCCTTTTCTATGAGCAGATTGAGAATATTTTTCTTTTATTTCTTTAGTTCTCTCATAAGGTTTATATAAGTGTTTATATTGTTTTGGGGGTTTATCTCCCCCATCTGTGTTATTTTCAAGTATTCCAGTTCCATTATTTAATCTACCATACTTAAGAATTAGATTAACTTCTTCTTTTAAGGCAGTTTCCTCATCAACATCTTTTACATAAAAAATAACTCTATCGGGAGGTGGAACTTCTACACTATGGGACTTTTGTTTCCATCTGTTTCCTTTCCCTTTACCGACGTAATAAGGAGTTCCATCCTCCTTTAGATAGAGATAAACGTAATACATCCTTTCAGTACAGTTTAAATTATTATATCACAATTTAAAGTTTTTGAATGTATCAGTATTAACATCTTGTTTAATACCACCAACCAAATACGTTTCCTGCTCCGTTTCTTGAGGTGCCACCTGAAGACCCTTGGAATTAATCCAATGAGAAGTCCAAGGAAGAGGATTATTGTTTGCTGAAATATCGTATTGAGGTTTTAACCCAATTGCCTTTAATCTTCTATTTGCTATCCATTCTACGTATTGCTGAAGAAGTTTGTCATTAAGTCCAATCATGCTCCCATCTTTGAACAGATAATCTGCCCAACGCTTCTCTTCATTTACAGCACGATCAAACATCTTATATGTCCACTCTTCTTCTTCCTTCATAATCTTTTGCATTTCGGGATCATCACCTTCTCTCCACTTATTCAGAATATTCTGAGTAAGTGCTAAGTGTTGGTTTTCGTCTCTTGCGATAAGAGAGATGATCTTCGCAGACCCTTCCATCAACTTGAGTTCACCAAAAGCAAATGAGCAAGCAAAAGAAACGTAAAAACGAATACCCTCAAGGATATTGACGTTTGCAACTGCCCTATAAAGTTTTCTCTTTACCTCAATGAGTGTTTCTTTTGCATTACTTACCCCCTCAAGACGGAACATCCAATCGCTGGAAGTTCCATAAGATTGGGCAGATTGAATGAAGTCGTCATATGACTCTGTAACGCTCCTAGCACGTTCTAGAATGCGCTCGTCACCGATGATGGTATCAAATACCTCAGAAGGGTCAGAATAAACGTTCTTGATGATATAAGTGTAAGATCGTGAATGGATCATTTCCATAAATCCCCACACTTCCATACACGCTTCCAGTTCAGGAAGAGAGCAATATGGAATAAATGCCATACCAGGACCACGACCCTGAACAGAGTCAAGCATAATCTGATACTTCAGATTAGAAGTATAGATATGCTTCTGTTCGGGACGAAGAGTTTGATAATCTCCACGATCCTTCTGGAGAGACACCTCTTCTGGTCTCCAGAAGTATCCAAGTTGCTGAGTGGTTAATTTATCAAAGATGGGATATTTGTATGAATCATATCTCTGAATTCCTAGTGGTTTTCCAAAAAACATTGGTTGCTTTTTGGTATCAACCTTTTCCGTATTAAAAACGGTCATTCCTTTAATATTCGTTTGTGGTTCTTCTGTGGAAGAAATTTTAAACTCCATACCTGCTCCCTCACATAGTATATTTAATAAACTTCAAATTTTACAACTTTCGCAATCTTCCTCTTCAGCACCAGAAAGTTCTTGAAGAAGTGATTGAAGATTTGATTTTTCCTCAACTACTTCATCAGTTTTAATATCATAAGTGTTTTGATAGTATGCTGTTTTCCAACCATAGCGATAACAGTTCAAAAAGTCATTTGCCATAACTGAAGTTGGTACTTCATTGTTATCATAATTCTCTGGATTGTAACTCCAGTTACCAGAAATAGCTTGGTCAAAGAATTTTTGCATTACTGCAACAACATTAATATACCCAGTATTGTTAGGCATATCCCACAGAAGCGTATAGTTGTTCTTGAGAGTATGATACTGTGGAACAATCTGTTTGAGCGGTCCTTTTTTAGATTTCTTAACGGACAAATAATCTCTTGGTGGTTCAATTCCATTAGTTGCGTTTGACACAACGGAACTGCTCTCCGATGGCATCTGTGCAGACAGTGTTGAGTGTCTGAGACCATATTCCAAGATAGATGCTCTAAGAGTTTCCCAATCATGCTCAAGTTCAATAGAAGTAATTTCGTCTACATCTTTTTTATAGGTATCTATTGGAAGAATACCATCAGCATACTTAGTACGACCAAAGTATTCACAATGTCCTTTCTCTTTAGCAAGTTGATTGGACGCTTTCAGAAGATAATATTGGAATGCTTCGGTAAGTCCATGAACAGCATTCCATGCTTCTTGGTCTGCATAATTGTATCCAAGTTTTGCCAAATAGTGTGCCAGACCAATAAACCCTATGCCAAGTGAACGACGTGCCTTGGTGGCGATTTCTGCCGCTGCTACGGGGTATTTTTGATAGTCAATCAACTCATCCAAACCACGAACAGAAAGGTCACAAAGTTCTTCAAGTTCTTCATCAGATTTCACTTTACCGACATTAATGGCCGAAAGAATACAAAGAGCAATCTCACCATTTGTATCGTCAATGTGCTGAATAGGATAAGTTGGAAGAGTAATTTCCTGACAATTATGAACTAGAATATCATTTGCGAAGAAATTATGAGTTCCTTCTACAGTAATATCATAAACTGGAATTTCTTCTTCAAGATATTCAATCTTTAACATTTTTTTCTCCTATTTTGTTCTAAAAGTTGTTTAGCAAGTTTTCTTTGAGTTTCGTCTCTATAATAAGGATTATACACCAATCCAGTTTGTTCTTCAATAGATTTATAAAAGTTTTTATGTTTCCCACCAAATCTATTTTTAGAGAAATGTTTTGGAAACTTAACATTCAATTCATTAAGGGCAAACTCAACTATTCTTTGTCTTCCACCAATAAATCCATATTTTTTAGCAAACTTTACACCTACTTCTATAAGTTCTTCATCAGTGTATCCAGAATGGTTTGGATTATTAGAACCAGTAGTTCTTATAGAAATATCATTTCTCCACTGTTCCTGAACCTGCTGCGAGCATCTTGGAAGCATCCATCCACCAGTTCCACCTGAAGTAGCATTATAACCTTTAGTATCACTCTCAAAGAGTTTAATGAAGTGGGTTTCCTTTTCATTAATAAAGTTTTCATCTTCAGTTTGGTAAGTTTCAATCACAGATAAGTCCCAACAATCTTCACCATATTTTCTAATTGCCGAATGAAATCTAAATTTAGAACCATTTCTTGCCGATGATAAATGACGATTCCAACGATGCTCCAAAGAATATTCAGTTTTTCCTATATAAGGTTTTCCGTTTTTCTTATTGGTAATCTTATAAACAATATATGTTTTCATTATATGAAGTGTAATCTCATAACTATTTATAAAATATAGAAATTACACTTCCTATTTTTTAGCAATCAACAATCAATTCAGTTGGATTTATAACTACCAATTCATCACTTTCAGTTAAGTCCTTCGCCATCACATATCCACGATTTTTGGTGAATACTTTATGGTCTGGCGTAACCACAATACTCTTTCCACTTTCTTCATCAGTAATTTTCATTACCTTTGCTTTTGGTGATGTTTGAGCAAAAGCAGTTATAAACTTATAATCTTCAGTTTTTTTAGTAATATCGTGTGAAAGAACTTCTACCAATTGATAAGGAGTATCTGCGTATTGTTGACGATTAAGTAAAAGTCCGTCTTTGGAAAATTGCTCCAATTCTTTAATTTGAATATCTTTTGGAGTTCCTTCAATAACTTCAATCACTCCGTCTTCATTATCAATATAGGTATTAATCCTAACTTTAATCCAAGTATCACCAGAAACACAAAGATTACTCATTTCAACTTTATCCTTAAAAGAACTATGAGAATTACAATGATCTATATTCATAATATAGATGCGACCCGTTTCTGCACGCTCTTTAAGAAGGTTGAGGATGAGTTCTTGCGCTTTAACAGTTTTTTTCGGAACGGTCGGATCCTTTTCATACGAAACATAGAGATCGTCAAAACCAGGGAGTCCAAAGTTACTATAAAGTCCAGGTACATCATGTGGGGAGAAAAGCGTGATATCACCATCCTGAATGAACCTCTCATAGAAGAGTTTGCTGATTTGAATACTGTAGTCGAGTTTGCGAACACGGTTATCCTCCGTACCTTTATTGTTTTTCAGCACTAGGATGTCTTCGATTTCTTGGTGCCAGATTGGGAAGTGGACAGTTGCGCTTCCACCTCTAATGCCATTTTGTGTGCAGCATCGGACAGTTGCCTCAAACTTTTTGAGGAAAGGGACAACACCCGTATGTTGAACTTCTCCACCTCTAATTTTACTGTTGATGCCACGGATTCGACCTGCGTTGATGCCGATTCCCGCCCTCTGTGCAACATACCTACCAATTGCCATATCAGAGCTAAAGATAGAATCGAGGGTGTCATCAACATCAACAAGAACACAGCTAGCAAATTGTCGAAGTGGAGTTCTAACCCCTGCCATGATAGGCGTGGGAATGTTGATCTTGTGTTTTGAAATTGCGTCATAGTACCTCTTAACATATGACATACGGGTTTCTTTTGGATACTCTGCAAAGATAGTCAGAGAAATCATCATGTACATAAATTGTGGCGTTTCATATACACCTCCACTACTTCTATCTTGCACAAGGTACTTGTCAACGACTTGACGTAAACCTGCATAAGTGAATAGAAAGTCGCGGTCATGATCAACATAAGAATTAGCTTTTTCAATCTCTTCCTTTGAATACTTAGTATAAATTTCATTATCATAAACGTCAGCATTTACACAATTGTAAATGTGCTGCTCAAGGGTAGGAAGTTCCCTCATCTTTCCATAAAGTTGCTTGCGAACAGAAAAAAGAAGAAGACGAGCAGCAACATACTGATAATTTGGATGATCCAAATCAATCAAATCAGAAGCAGAACGAATCAGAATTTCTTGAATCTCTCCTGTCGTAATTCCATCATAAAATTGAATCCCAGAGGTCATTTCAACTTGACTCGCAGAGACACCTGCAAGACCTCTACATGCCTCTTCAACCATTAAATGCATCTTATCTAGGTCAAGAGATTCAATTCTCCCATCCCTTTTTTTAACTTTTGTTCCGTTGCTCATATTTTTTCCAAGTAGTGAATTTAAGTTTTGCTTCTAATCCAGAATAAGTATTTAATTCTATCACAGACTGAACATCTAGTCCAGATAGTACCATATCATTAATATCTTTTTGAGTTATTGTTGAAGGCCAAATTACAACCCTTTCTCCTCTGTCAATGACGCGGGAGATTCTTGAGTGGATTTCTGCATTACGTGGTTCGTTATCGTATATCCAAACAGGATCGTTAATACCCCACTTACTAACATCACCATCAGCTCCACAAAGAGCAATTGAATTGCGAATGAATGTAGAGTCAAAGGGACCTTCCGTGACGTATACGATTTTGTCCTTTTCAATTTCATCAAGACCATAGATTTTTGGAGCATTTTCATTTATCATTACTGTAATGTATTTAATCTTGTTTGGTACAAGTGCTCTTCCCTGAAATCCAACTAGCGTATTTTGATAGAACAAAGGAATAATAATCCTAGGTTCATCATTTTCTATGCTATCAAATGTTCTTTGAAAAGAGTTAGACCATTGTTTAAAATTTTCACTATAATAAAATTTATCTGGATTTAATTTTCTACTTTCCAGATATTTTTTTGCTGCTGCATTTTCAAACGCTTTCGGTAAATCCAATTTTGGTTTAAATTTTGGTGGTTCAAAATTAAACTTTGGTTCTTCCGCAGTAAAATTTTTACCAGATTTTCCCTCTTTAAATTTTTCAAAAGTATATTGTTTATGGATTACTGCATCTATTTGTTTAAGAAAATTATTGAAAGATATATTAACCCCACAATTATGGCACTTAAAATTTGTATTATTTTTTACTTGATATAAATATCCTCTTGCTTTATTTTTATTTTTTTGCGAATCTCCGCAAATAGGACAACGAAAATTATATAAGTTGTGCTTTACTTTTTTAAATTTCTGAAATCTTGAAGAAATAATCATAATGTACTTTTCATCAACAAAGTCCATAATCAAACCGTATCCAGTTGATGTATTCTACCAGACTACTTGGATTTGTCAAGGCAGATAGAGGTGATAATTCCAGTCCACTTTACAACAGAATTTGTTGTTTTTTGTAGAGAGTAAAGGGTGACTTTTTTTTGAGTTTTCATTGGCTTTAACGCCAACACTCAGTTATTTATTTTTTTCTGTATATACCTGGGGAGTATTTGGTGTTAAAAAATCAACAACCATATTAGATTGAGAAAGAGCAAAAGAAACAACTGCAAAAACTCCTATTATAATCCAACGATATTTTACAAACTCATCTAATTTTGTTTCTATTTTTTCTATTTTTTCAGCAACAGCATCGTGCTCTTCTTTATTTTCTTTTCTTAAATCTTCAATAACTCTAGTAATATAATCATCTGCTTTGTGGCACTGCTCTATTCTTTCTTCGTGAACCGCAAGCATTTTATTGATGTTTTGACTTGCTTTACCCATTATCTGTATAGCTTCATCTATCTTATTCATCATTGCTTCATATGCTGAAAGGCGTTCTTCTAATACAGCGATTTTAGTATCAGCGGACGTATTGTTATTGAACATTGGTTGAGGTTCTTATTTCTTATACTACCTCTATTAACAAAGACCCCAAGTAGTATTAAAATTATTTATTATTTAAATAATCTAACCATTTTTTTCTAGAACCAGGACCACCTTTAGCAAATATTTGAGGTTTATTTCTTCTTATTGGATTCTGCGTCATTACTGTATCAAACCCCGCTTTAGTTTGATCTCCAGAACTACTAAATCCACCAGAAGATCCTGCAGCATTTGCTACCATATTTTCTTTTATTATTGAAATAATCCAATCAAGTTTCTTCTTTTCCATTGTAGATCTTGTAAAGTTCTTGTAGGCAATATAGATCAACTTGAATATCGTGAATTTTAGATCTTGGGTATTCTGGCAATCTATTCAAAAATATAATAAAAGATTTGATACAACTCCACAATTCACTTTCTATTTTATAGAATAGCATAGGAGTTGTTGCTTCTCCAAAAATATTATATAGAATAATGAAATGGTTTAAAATCAGGTGAGTTTTAAGATCACCTGATTTCTTATATCTTTTAAGTAATCTTTTGATATACTTAAAATGATTTAAATCTCTCTCGAAGTCTTCTTTAGTAACTGCCTGAGGATTTTCATAATTTTTAATAGCAAATAAGAGGAAATTATCCTCATTCAGTTCATTAAATATCATAAATCAATCAAACAGGAGTTGGATACGAAATTCCATCAGATCCAGTCGTAATACCAGACATTGCAACAAGAGTTTCTGATTTAACTCTTAGATTTCCATGCATATCAATATATGTAGTAACTCCAACCCACCCCGAATGAGCGTATCCGCTATATCCGATAGCGACATATTGAGAAGAAGTAGAGATACCATAAACTTGCCTATCGTATCCATCAACATATCTCTTAAAAGTAAGAGTATCTCCAGTTGCAATTCCAACAGAAATAGTTGATCCAAGAGAAATTGTAGTAGTTCCAATAACAGAAATTGTAATGTTATTTGAGTCATTTACAAATAAATCACCAACAATTAATCCGGATGGAGGAACAACGGGAATAATATTGGTTCCTATTCCAGCATTTGTAGTTGCTGTTCCAGTAATAGATAAAGTTACAAGTGATGGGGCAGCATCATTCTTATTACTGAAAGTACTATCAAGAACTGTATATGAAGGAAGTTCACTAATATAAAAGTTGGTTCCTGAAATTGCAACGTTACTTAATCCAGCAGTAGAACCAATTGTTAGTTGAGTTGTACTGGCAATACCAACAATTACGGCATCTCCGTAGTAAACTCCACCACCACGAATACCAAATCTAATTACATCTCCAGTTGCTGCAGCTCCAACTTGACCAAAGGTTGTACCAGATCCAGTAACAATCCAATCACTTCCAACAAGAGAAAGAGATACGGTTCCACCAGAACCTACATTATCATTGTTTCCCCAGAGTGCCATTCTTTTTACCTTTACTAATTTGTTTCGTAGAAATATTTATAAAAAATAGAGACCTCAATATTGAGATCTCTATTTAAAATTAAAGTTTAATCTCAAGGAGTAGGATCTTTTGCTCCTCTTTTCCTAAGTTGTTCTTGAACTTGAAGAAGAATGAATGAAAGTAGTCCATTTGATTTAACTTTTGGTGAAGCACCAAGAAGTTCAGAAACAATTAAAAGAATAGTAGTTACTGCGGTTTGGTTTGCAACAATCCAAGCCCAAATAATTCCTGCAGACATAATAACCTCCGTGTGAAGAGTATCCTGATTTATTTAGGATATCAGTCTCTCGCAGAATGCCATCTTTGTCTTGCTGCAGCAGATCCTCTTTCTAACTGACGACCTTTCTTTTCAAGTGGATTTAATCTTTGGTGCTGAGAACCTGGTTCATTTTTTTTCTTACCACGCTCATTACGATTACTACCAAACTCTTTATTTCCAGAATACTGGAATACAGCACCTCTAGGACCTCTTTCTTTACGCTGTGCTCTTGATATAAACTCTCTAGATGTATCAGGAGAACCTTTACCCTCTTTCTCTGAACGGCGAAGTTCATCAATTTGCTCACCTTCTGGTTCATAAGATTGCATTAAATCTTTCATCTGTTGATTTCTAGTCCTCATTTTATCCGATAAGGATTGAGTTCCTGGAGCTGGTTTAGTGGAAGTTGTTGCTCCTGTTACTTTTGCTCTATTTTGCTTCATTCTATCTGATACTGCTTTTGCAGCAAGTGCGGCACCACCTAAAGCAAGACCACCAGCAACTAAAGGTGCAATCTCATCAATTTGATCACCTTCTGGTTCATATGATTGAGACAATGCTCTTATTTGAGCATTTCTGTCACGCATTTTATCTGATAAAGATTGAGTTCCTGAAGCTGGTTTAGGTGATTTAGTAGCTGTTGATCCTCCAGTTACCTTTGCTCTATTATTTTGCATCATCTTAGAAACGCCATAAGCAGCACCTAAAGCACCTGCCGCAAGTCCACCAGCAACTAAAGGTGCAAGTTCATCAAGTTGCGCTTCTTCACTTCTAATAGAAGCAAGAAGATCATCTAGTCTACTTCTTCTTTGTTTCTTCCCTTTCTTTTTACCCGCTTCTCTTGCTTCAATACCTGCTTTGATATCAGTATAAGAAGAACTACCCTTTCTTCTCCTTCTTGCTCTTCTTCCCTCTTCTTTTGGTTCGGGTTTCTCAACTTTTGCAGCAACTAATTTTTTTGTTTTTAGTTTTGCTGCTTTTGGTTTTGGTGCTTCAGCAGATTTTTTCTTAGCAGCAGAACCAGTTGTTTCTGGTGCGACATAAGAACCACTACTTACTCTCTCAACTCTACCAACTCCAAGATTTCTATAAGCCTTTTCATCAAGTTCTTCCATTTCAAGAAGAGTACCACCAAGATTCTCTATTGCTTCACCAAGATTTGGATTAATCTTAATTTTATTTTTTACTTTCTTTTCAGTGATCTGTTCTTCGTTTTTATCTTTATCAAGTACATCCATTACCTCAGAAAGATCTTGTCTCCAGTTTGAGAAACCTTCTTTATGAATTGCTTTAGCGCGAATTTTTCTGCGGTGCTTTAAATATGAATCTGACTTATCTACATCACCATCATTATCAATATCATTGTCTTCTTTCCCCACTGGATCTAATGCTTCTTTTCTAGTCGCAATTGCTTTACCAATTGCTTTCCTGCGTCTATGAAGATACTTATCATTCTTATCATTATCTCCGTCATTATCAATATCAGCGTCTTCTTGTCCTACTGGATCTAATGCTTCTTTTACTGGATCATTAGATCTAGAAGTCCATTTCCCACCATATTCTTTTTCCATTTGCTTTTTCATACCAGCAACTGCTTTTTTTCTAACCTTAGGATTTGGGTGAGAAGCAACATTTTCAATCGGTTTTCTTCCAGGTCTTCCACTACTTGTAGGAATTTCTTCTCCTGGATCTACAAATGCCTCAGCAATCTGTCCAAAATAAATTTCAGTAATATCGTTTACAATATTAGTATCCATTAGAATAAGTGCTTTCTTTTATTTTTCTATACTTATTTATGAAATTCACTCCATATGCTTTACCGCCATATTGAAGATTTTCTTTTCCAGTTCCTACTGCACCAGGAGTCTTAGTTGAAAAATACTTAAATGCACCCAATGTTCCGACTAAAGTATTTGGATGAATCTTATCCCTCATAGGACTATCCATTTTAACTTCGGTATATTCCATCAAATCCTTAATCCAGGACTTAAACATATAACCTTCTTCAGTTACACATATTAAGTGATTAGTTCCTCTACGCATTACTTCACCAACTAGTCCAGTATTTAAGTTCTCAACTCTATCACCAATTCTAAAAATTTTATTTCTTACATAATTCTCACGAAGATTTCTCATATCATACTTTGGAGCAATTTGCCAAAGTTGATAACTCTCTTTCTTTACTTTTGTTTTTTTTACTCCCATTCCCTGACGGACTGCGTTAAAAAGATTGTTAGTTTCTGCATCATCAAGTGTTTTTGGAGTTCCTCTGCGGAATGATGCAAAGTCATCATCCATAACTGCTTTTCTCATTTTAGATGCAGACATTCCTTCTACACCCTCAGCATCAGCATCACGAACACCAGCAGAAATAACACGAATCAAATCAAAAGTGTAAAGATCTCCATTGTACTTTTGAGCAAGATTTTCAAACTCTGCTTGTCGATCAGAACCAACAATGATATTTACATTCCCATATCCTTCTTCATTTGCTGCAACAAGAACATCAAAAATGGTTTTCATCTTGTAATCATTAATAATTCTTTCCCCATACTCAGGGAACATCTTTCTCATATAAGAAATTTTAGTATCGGGATCTAAAGGATTTTTCTTTGGATCTTGAGATCTTGATGGATAAATTTTTAGATCACCACCTAAAGAAGCTCTATTTGCAGATTTTAAAAGTTTTTCGTGACCAACAGTTGGTGGATTAAAGCGACCGAATACAACAGTTACTGTAGGTGCTGGTTCTTCCTGAGGTTGTTGCTCTGGTGCTGCTTGTGCTTGCTGAGGAACTTCAGGAACAGGTGCTTGTGCTACTTGAGGTTGTTGAACAGGAGCAGCTGCTTGTTGAGTTTGTGCAGCAGCAGGTTCCTGTGCTGCTTTTGTCTGACGACCATTAGTAAACTTTAGTTTTCCTTTTTCAGTTCTTGCTACTACTTTACCAGAACGATCAACCCATCCCCCGTGACCATCTCCACTCAAACCAAGTTTTTTGGCTTGCATTGCTGCTTGAGATTGAGTTGCTTCTGATAAAAACTGTACGAAACGCTTCATATTGTTTAATCTTATACCTTTATTTATTTTGGTTCTATTGTCACAACAATTTCATTAAGTCGAACATCACTACCCTTCACCTTTCCTCTTCCTTTCAATCTAAGTCTAACAAATACTGTTGAATATAATTTATTTATTAGTTGCTCATTAATTGGGATAAGTTTTTCTTCAGTTAAAATGTAATTTGCGGTTTTATCATCATTTTTTCCAAAAAGAAATTCTCCAGTAAGTGCTTCTCTAATAACTGCTTTTTTAAATTCAGAATACATTTCATCTGGTTCAGGATCCTGCCTAGAACCAAGAATTTTTTGCAATTCTTCATTCAATCCCGAAGCTCTATCTAATTTTGCTTTAATTTCTGGTTGAGGTAAAGTTTTTGGTCCAGTTCCGAGAACATTAGAAATCTGCTCCAAAGTTAATGCAACACTCCCCAATGCACCCACTTGAGCAGAACTTGATTTCATAGCAACAGATTTTAATACGTGGGAAAGTTGACTAACTGTTCCTTGTATTCCAGCTGAAGAAAGTTGATAAGATTCTCCCCATTTCATAGAACACTTGTATTTTTGACCATTCCTAACGAAAAGAACATCTGTTTTAGGTTCACCACCACCACCTATACCACCACCCAATTGTTTGAATGATTTATAAACACTTTGAGTTTTTGATGGATTGCATACATCTATCATTTTTTCAGCCGCCTGCATAACATCGGAAGATATTATATTTGATAGATAAGATTGCAACCTACTTGACTCTTCTCTAGTTGGAACTGATATTCTTTTCAAAGCAGATATCATTATAGCATACTCAAATTGCTTTCCTTTATCTACAGCCATTTACACAAATACTTTTAAGTATTTAGAATGGAGAATAGCGGTTCTGCCCCGCTTTTTTAGCTGTGCAAGAGCTA